GAGGAGTACCAAACTCAGAGTCATAAAACAATAGAACAGAATCTTCATATTTCTCCATGTATGATTTAGCCATCAAAAGACTAAATGCTGATTTAAAATGTTTAGAAGGACCAGCCCACATAGTTAAACCTGGAGTAAGCCCACCATCCAGTCTACCACTCAATGCTACATTTACCATCGGGATTCCAGTAGGAATCATATCTTTATCATTAAAGAATTTCGATTTCGAAAGAATCGATGCATCTTTAATTGTAGAATTCTTTTTGATTTTATCCAATAAACTCATAATATTTCCTTAGAAAAAGCTGTCCAATGAATTAGTTTTCTCTGCTGACCAACCGATGCTATCTAGAATGATCTTGACAGGCTCAAGAAATGCTTTCTCGAATTGTAAATCATAATCGACATACTTGTCAAGATTAAATTCTGATGGTAATCTGTTGGGATATGATATAACAGTATCATCAATAGGATTCGGCTTCTTTAGATATGTAAATTTTAACTTTTCACCTTCTTGAATGAGAGGATACTTTTTAGAGAGACCTTTTTTATTCAATAGATGATTATATAGAAGAGCACCCTTCACATGAATCGGAGTACCTTTAGTATATATCACTTTATTGTCTGAATATTTGTCTAGTCCATTGACTGAACGAGGAAAAGATATTTCTTCTGGAGGAAATTCGTTGAAGTCTCTTTTAAAGTTTTCAATAAACTTTTGAACATCATTCTCATCTGATGTTACTGTCAACTTGATCACTTCTTTCATTCTCTCGCGAATAGCGGAAGGTGTAGAGGATTTGACCATCTCTAGACCCATAACTTTCATTTGGGGTTCTTTATACTGAACACCCTCATTGTTATAAACATTTAGAATATAACGTTTCTTCGCAGTCCAAATACCTTTGTCAGAAAGACCCTCACGTTTCATCTGCATTTTTTGCGCGTATGCATGGACATATTCAGCAAGTTCAGAGTAACTTTTATCAATAAACGGTTGAAATTTATCCTCACATACACGATCCATGAAGGCGATAACTTTCTCAGTATCTTTCTTTTCAGAAAAAACTTTGTTAACAAGTTCACCAAGACGCAAATAAATCGAGTCTGTATCCGAAGCAACGACATAATCAATTCCATCCGTTTTCAAAAGCGAGTTCATATATTGATTTAGTCGATTCTCAATCCAACGAATTGATAGCTGCCCAGCTAGTGTAACTGCGAGTGCTTGCCTCAAATCGAAAAATCGGAAATATTGAGAACCCATCGCACCATAAGCAGAGTTCAGCGAAACTTTTTTAGCAAGTTGCAGATTATCATAACGAGCAATACGCTTTTTGATTTCTACTTTCTTACCCACATCTTTTTCATTCTCATATTCTTGCTTTGCTTGGAGCATCATCTTCTTAAACTTCTTGCGATCTTCATACATTTCCTCAAGCATCTTTGGCAAGAAACCTTGTTTGTCTGTACGAAAGAATTGCCCATTAGGAGTTAAAGTAACACCACGCAAAGAATCTGTGTTGATTTCTTTGTTCAGAAGTTTTTCAACAGTAACACCACGACTGATAATATCAAACATCTCCTGATCATAATCTTTGGGATCTACCAAAGTCTCTGGCGAAATGTTATACTGCATCATCAAATGTGGGTAGAGTGAGTTCAAATCGAATGATGCAACCCAATCATGCATACCGATTTGTGGTTCTTTAACATATGCACCCTCAAATGCTGAATCTTTTTCACTAATTTCTCTAGGTGGAACGACGATACCTTTTTCCATCAAGTTATTATAAATTAGAGCATCCCACATCCTGGTTTGAGTGAAAATATCATCGTAATTTGATTTGGTATCATAAGCAAGAGTTAAACCGAGTTCGATAAGTTTTAGTTTATCTTCAAGTTTCTCAATTAGTTCAACGTCTTTAATATTATATTCAATAAACTTTTGATAGTTCAAACGATATAGTTGATGAAGATTGTCATATTCATCATAAGAAAGTTTACTCTCACCAAGTTCAACATTGGCGATGTTATCTAACCGATAATTTTCCTGCGACTTACCACCAGGAGCATACCATTTATACAATTCGATATAATCGAGTGAAGATATACCATAAATCTCATATGCAGTTAGTTCGCGACCCTTAACATGCGCTGTTCTTTGATTGACAATATTCCAAGGTGAAAGTTTCTTCATTTCATCTTCACCGAGAAGTTTAGTGAATCTATTGATGAGATATGGAATATCAAAGAACTTTGTGTTCCAACCTGTGATTACATCAGGATAATCTTCTGACCAATCTCTTAGAAAGTTTTTACACAGCGTCCATTCATCAGCACATTTAATATAGGATACATTATCCTGTTGGTTATCAAAATTCTGACAACCATAAACTTTCATTTCCCCATTGAATTTTTTGATTGAGATTGCTGTAATTGGCTCAATTGCCTTGTATGGGTCAGGAAAGCCATTTTCTGACCCGACTTCGATGTCGATAATTGCAATGTTAATTTTCGACTGATCCCATTCGACCATTCCTTTGAACTCATCAGCAATAAAGGCGTATTCATAACGTGTGTTTCCATAAATTTTAAAGTTATCGACCTCTTCATATTTTCTAACGAAATCTCTACATTCTCGAATCGAATCAAACTTGATTTCTTCGAGAGTTTGATTCTGAAGATTTTTCCAAAGAGTATTTTTCTTTGTTTCAGCAAGCAGATACATTCGAGGCGTGTAAGCCACTTTAAGTCTTACACGCCTACCATTTTCTACACCTCGATATAGAATATTGTTGCCTACACAAAGAACATTTGTGTAAAATTTATTCATTAAATATTTGGAATAGTTGATGCAATTTGAATGCCACTGCCGAATAGTTTATTATATTCGTTTAGTAGCTCTTTAACTGGTGTAGTGATACAGAGAATATCATTAATATCTAAAACAATTCCAGTTTTAAATTCTTCGGAATATTCTAGAAAAGGAACAAAATTCATCACTGATCCTTCTCGTGAAGGTTGTGATACGATTTGAACCGGATTTTTAATCAACGCAGCAGTAGATGTTTCTACTTTTGTGAGTTCAATATCACACATAATTGTTTGTGTTGTTTTGAGTGTTATAAGTTGGATACTCATACTGGCACTCGCTCACTTTCATCGAAGACACCAAGTGTCAACCAACGCTTAGGAAAAAGCATTTCCCTCGACTCAAAATCTTTTGGATCGAAATTGGGATCGTCCACAAGACCAATAAGTTCAATCAAATTGTCGTATTCCCTACGATAGAAATTATACTTTTGAGCTGGAAAAAGTTTATACTTTTTAACAAGATATTCTGCTGCTTTAGTAATATTATCCAATTTCTATTTTACTCCATTGTTTTAGTTTATCGAATTTCGCTTGTTTGGCTAGAAACACATTATCTACGGAAACAATTTCTTTTTTAATCAGAAGATCAATCATAGCTAAAAGATCACCAACTTCTTCTTCTAAATGCTCACGATTCGTTTTCGGCTTACCTGGTTTGTAATTGTCGATACCGAATCGTTCGCATTTACTCACTGCTTGAATGACTTCTGCACACTCTTCCTGAACGATGAGAAGCAACTCTTTAATGTCACTCATTTTACACAATTTTCACATAGTTGTCAAGTTTTGGTGGCTCCCATCCTTCAGGTTTCATAACTTTACCTGCTTCGTTTTTGATAACTTTGCCAGTTTGAACATCAATTTTAGCTAGATTGCTTCTTGCTACTTCGTTCCATGCACCGTAAACATCAAAACCTTTCATCTTACAATAGCCAAGAATAACCCAAATCATGTCCATACATGCATCGAGTTGTTCAACATCATCATTCTTTTTCAGTCCATCTTGAAATTCCCAAAATTCTTCTTTGATGAGATTTCGATACAGACTAATATTTTCAGGTGATGTTTTTTGATCGCAAGCTTCGATAAACGTATGAACATCCGAATAAAAATCAGTTTCAATTTTTTTCAAAACAATCACTCCATCTTTTTCTGAAATATCAAGTTTGGTTCCCTCAAACCATTTCATCTCTTCACATAGATCATCTGGTAGTTGTAGAATA